CGCCGTCAGCATCTTGAAGGTCATGCTGTAGACCTTGTCGGCAGGACGCTCGAAGGCGATGTTGCCGCCATCGATGGTCCAGAATTCCGGCTCGGCCGCGACCGCGTCCGTTTCCATGCGCGAGGGCACGAAAATAAGCGGCTCGCGACCGGTGGCGCGCTCGATGAAGAGCGCGAGCGGCTCGAGGTAACCGGCGGGGAGCGCAATCAAGCGCGAGCCGATCGCGGTCGCCACCGCCTGGTCCGATTCCATCGCCCGCAGCTTGAGATCGCGGTTGAGCCGCGCCTCGGCTAGATCGATGAACTCCGGGATGCGATTGGCCGAGCCGGACAGGTCCGTGCGGTTGAGCCAATTGGCGACCGCGGCCTGGAGCTCGGAATAGTTCGTGATCGCCATGATCGGACTTTCTTGTCACTTGAGAGGGTGGCCGGACGCGCCGGGGGGAAGCGCATCCGGCCTCTTCCACTGCTCGGCAACTGGAGGAAACGAGCAGCGGAAAACGGATGTCGGAAGTCGGAACTTGGAAATTGAACGTCAGCAAAGAAACTGGGTGAATCACCCCTCACCCGGCGCGCCAGTGACGCGCTTCGCACGCGGCGCGCCGCCCTCTCCCTCAAGGCGGGAGGGCGATCGGATTTCGACCAGCCAGACTCCGGCAGTTCTCGCGTTCAATATTCGCACAACGAGTAAATGTCGAAATTCCTGGTCAAATAGAGATCTATATATCGGGTCGGGCTGTCTACTGGACGGACCGGTCGCATCGAGATGACGACGCCTCTTATCTTTATGTAGGAGCACGCGTCATCGCGGTCGGCGGCGGCAATCGCACTCTCGAGCCATTGGCGCGCGTTCGGCCACGAAGGCGCGAGATAGATTAGGGCCTCGATCAAGAGAGCTGTATCGGCTCTGTCCTGATCCGTCGGCTGTCCTCGGCGTCGTGGCAGATTAAAGGGCGCTCGCGCCGTGTCGAAAGTGTTCTGCATTCGAGTTCGCAGAAGATCTAACTCGCCATTTCTGGGCGTGTTGCCACTACATCCCGCCGCATCTGGAAGGATCGTCATTCGACAATTGAATATGGCTCCCAGATGCTCGGCGACTTCGTTTGGCGGTCGATCAATGCCTGGAAGTCCTTGTGCTCGCACGGGAGAAATCGCGTAACCCAGCGCAAAAACGGCGCAAAACGTCAGCTTCGAAAATGTGGCTCGGCGCACCGCTTCCTTCATGGGGAGATTCCAACAGAACATTTAGGCAACATTAGGCCACATCAGCAGCTTAGCGCGAGATTTCGGCGTTATATCTCCTGAGGACATCATTATATGGCTTGGGGTTCTGACCAGGACGAGGATTGGCGTCAATCCCAGCAAGAGGCCTGAGCTGTACCGGCCCCTGTGGCAGTCCTCCCCACTGCCAAGCGGCGTTCGCTAACGCCTGGTCGAAGTTGCGATTCAGCACCCATGGCATTGCACTATTCTCGATAAGCAGGTGCGTCGCCATCAAATCTTGGGTGTGCGGCGAGAAATCGGTTAGGCCCAATTCACGCGCCAAGCCATCATAGGTCCTTTCGAGGATCTGGTATTTTCCTGACGCGGTATTGGGCAGGCCTCTTCCAGGGTACTTTCCGAAATCAGTGAACGTCTTGGGAGGACTGCCATATAGCGAGTTATAGTCAGCGCCCTCGGCGTATCCTATTGTATTCAAGAATGCTCGTACGTTCGGATCCTGCAAATACGCTTCGGCCCTCGCCCTCAGTCGCGCCTGCTCGGTCGGGTTGCCTGGGGGCGACGTCGTTTGTTGACTCGATCCCCCGCGGGGAGCCAGTGCGGCGGCGGTCGGCGCCGGTGCGGGTGCCGCCTCGACACCATCAGGCGCTGGTTGCGACGACGGGGTTTCCATAAGTCGACCCAAGTCTGTGGGCGGGCTCGTGGCCGCCGCGGCTGGAGAGATTTGCAACGATCCGGGCGTTGGCAGGTCGTCGAGGGAGAGAGGCCGACCGGCTAGGAGCCGTCGCGCGACGAGCTGCTTCAGCTGGTCTTCGGTGCTCCAGGGATTGTACGGCGCGTCGGCCGCGGCGCCTCCCTCTGCCGGCTGCTGAGGGTTTGGACTCGCAGCTACACGAAAATTCCAGGGAGCAGCGCCGGCCCCCTGCGCCGAAGGTGACATGTCTTCGACGGATGGCGGACGGCCGGCGAGTAGCCGGCGCGCGAGCAACTGCTTCAGCCGATCTTCGTTGGTCCAAGGGTCGTAAGGCGCGTCGGGCGCGGCACTCCCGTCGTCCATCGAGATGGGCGGATCGGCCCCGGTCAGCGGCCGGTTCATCAGGAGGCGAAGTCCGACGAGACGCCGGAGCATCTGGTTGTTGGGATCGAAGTTCATTGGTTTGCCATCCCTTACGGATTGACGACTGCCGGCTGCTTCTCGGCCTTGAACCAGAAGATCTTGTAGGTCTCGGCGGCGGGATCGATGGCGCCGCCCGTGTTGTTGTTGAAGGTGAGGGCGAGCGTGTTCGCGGCGGAAACGCGCGCGTTGCAGATGCCGAGCCCCGCATTCAGCGAGGGCTTGTTGACGAGCACCGTCATGTCGGTGGTCAGGCCCTGGACGGTGAAGGTCTGCTCGGCGGTTGTGTTCGCCGCGACCGATGCCACGTCGAGTAAGGCCGTCACCACGCCGAAGCGGTCTTCATTGATCATTGCACCCATGGGTGTCTCCTGCGGAAAATGAGCGAAAGTGGTCCCCCTCTCCCTAGCCCTCTCCCCCAGAGGGGGAGAGGGAATCGGGGCCGGATCAGTTGTTGGCGAGACGGCAGGCGAGCTGCGGCCGGATCGTCTTGTAGCCGTAGAGGACATCGAGACGGCAAGGGAACTTGTCGTTGTTGATGTCGTACATGCGCACGATCCGGATGCTGATCCCGTCGTAGACCTCGCGGGCCGAGAAATCGACGCCCTGCGGCATCACGAGATCGGCGGTCGCGAACGCGAACGCCTCCTCGTGATAGAGCAGCGACTGGCCGTAATTGGTCGAGGCGGTGCCGGCGATCGTGACCGCACCGCCGTTGGTGGGAGACGCGGTCACGTTCTGGGTCGCGCCCGTGGTGACGATCGCGGGGCTGACCTGGAGGTTGCCCGCGCCGCCGGCGTAATCCGCGGTGAGGACGAACTGCTGAAGCTTGCCGAGATCGACCTTCGTTTCCGGATGCACCATGTTGCAGCCGGCGAAGGTGACGACCTCGCCCTGCTTGATGGTGCCGGTGCCGGTCTGGATGGCGATCGACGACCCGGTCTGGCCGGCGCCGTTGATCACGTAGGCGGCGTTGCCCGTGCCGCGCAGCTGCTGGGTCAGATGCGTCGACTCCATGAAATCGAAGCCGGCGGAATTGCCCATCACGCCTTCCTTGTACTGCTTGCCGAGGCTCGCCTGGTTGTTGAAGAGGCCCTTCAAAGCGTCGATCAGATCGATGTTGTCCTGCGGACAGAGCAGCGCGGAACGGGCGTCGTCGGGGGTGAGGGAGTCCTGGAGCTGCTTCCTTCCGTTGAGCACCTTGGCGAAGGTGATGGGCGCGCCGGTGTTGTTCACCTGCTGATAGACGTCCTTGCGCATGTTGAGCGCATCGGCCTCGATGTTGGCGGCCAGGACCGCCATCGCAGGGTTCAGGATCCGCTTGCCGAAATCATCCAGGCTCATGGTGAGATCGACCGAGGTGAAGTTGAGGTCGACGCCCTTCTGAGTCGAGACCGCGAGGGTGGTGCTCGCCTCGGTCGTGTCCTGCGCGGTCAGCGTCGCGCCCGTCCGGACCGTGTACTGGTTGGGCAGCCGGATGGTGAGCGAGGTGCCGATCTTGGCGCCCTTCTTGGCGAAGCTGTCGTCATATTGACGGGTGACGCTGCCGACGAAGCGGAGCTTCTGGTGCAGGATGCGCAAGGCCTCCCGCGTGACCTGCGTCGGAGTGAGAAGCGTATTGGCCATGGGTCATGTTCCTTTCTCTCGGCCGGCGCTCAATCGCGGCGGCCGTTCTTGCGAAGTTGTTCGTTCCTTGACCGCATCCATTCATCGACGCTTTGCCGGTCCGTCGGCCGATTGCCGTTGGCGGCTGAGCGCGAGCCCACCTGCGGCACGGGCTTGAGCCCGTCGCTGCTGGCGAGCTTTTGGGATGCGGCCGCTCGTTTGATCGCCTGGTCGCCGAGATAGGCGCGGTGGAGAAGCCTGATCAGCCTCGGATCGGTCACCGTCTGCACTTCGTGCGGGGTGAAGCCGAATTCCCGAGCGCCGAACTCCATCAGCTTGCCGGCCAATTCCGGAGACCAGTCCTTGACATCACGCTGAATGACGATGCGGCTGTCCTCGATCTGCTTGGCGGTCGCCCGCTGCTGATCGAAAGCGCGCTGATTCATCCTCTGCTGCAATTCGACGGCCGCCCTGTCGCGGCCTTCCTTGAGCTGCATGTATTGCAGCCAATGGTCCTGGGCCGCCTGCGGGTTCAGCTGCCGCATGCGGGCCCAGTCCGTCTTCTCGTAGGTCGCGAGCGCCTCGCCATAGGCGAAGATGCGGCCCACGTCGGAAAGCTGCTCGGCATGCGATTTGGCTTGCTGGTTGAGGGCGACTTGCCGCTCCTCCACTGCCCGGCGCTGCTCCGCCACTTCCTGAGTCTTGCGGGTGTAATCGGCGTTCATCATGAAGGCGGCTTTGAGCGCCTTCGGGACGCGGTATTTCCGTCCTTCGTGCTCGACTTCGTCGGTTTCCTCCGGCGTGGGCGGAGACCCGCTCCCCTCCTCCGCCGGAATTTCCGCCGATTGGTCGCCCGTAAGCCCGGCGTCGGCGACTTCCGCGCCGGCTTCCGGCGTTTCGGTGTTCGCGTTTTGAGATGCGGCGTGGGCAGAATCGCCCTCGCCCTGCGGGTTGGTCGCAAGGTCGGTCACGTGTGATCCTTTTGGTTGGGGGCGTTAGCTACTTAATTAACAACAGAAATTAAGGGGCGCATCCGAACTTCGGGCTGGCAGCGAGAATCGGTTCCTCCTCGCGTTCAGGTGGGCGATACAGTTGCCCCAAAGATCCAGTAAGAGGTTTCGTGTGCGACCTCTTCTGATAAGATGCCGTTCTATTAAACATCGCCAATTGGTTGGGTCTTCTCCAGCAGGAGTACATGCAATGCTCTTGAGATTTATGACTCTTCTTCGCACGCATAAGCAAGTTTTGTCGTTTATAGGAGCTGGTATTGTGTTGTTGACGTTCCTGATCAAGGATACTTGGAGCGACCACTTACGGGACGTTTCCGAGGCGATCGAGAACGCGCAACAACTTTACTCCATTCGCAAGGATAATGAGGGTGTACTTCGCGTTCTCGGAAACGTTTATCAACGCGTCCGCTATCCGAGCAACCAAGAGCATGACATTGACATTGGGGGTTCTAGTGACCACTACCAAAATTATCTCGGGGTTTTTCGTGTTCAGCAAGAATACGACAAGGAGCTCAATCTCCTTTCAGATCTTAGTGATCATCTCCCAGATCAAGAGAATAACACGAAACGCCTAGCGGGTTTGCGCACGAGACTTGATTCGGCAAGTGATCGACTAGAAAAGATTACTGCTTCCGCTGCCCCGGATCCGCAGGACGTTGCGGCTACAATTGAGAAGAACCTACAGGAGTTTCGCAGAATAAGTCGTGAAACATCTGGCATAATGCATTCTACAGGTGACCTCAGTAGTTCCATGCTATTAGAAGCAAAAGGGGAACTCGCGAGCATTAGTTTTCGGAGAAGAATCATGAGCGCGATAAGTTTTGTTCTCTTTACGTTGGGGTGGGGACTAAGCGTTCTTAGCCTTTACATTGCTGGTGAGACGAGAGATGACGAGCAGGAGTCGTTTCCCGGGCCTTTGTAGATCGATAGAAGTATTAGAAGCAGAATCCGCGGCTGAGTCAGGACAACGGGGGTGTATAGAAGCCGCACTTGAACTAGCATCAAGCGGCTGAGGTCGGGGGTCCCAGTGTGATGGAATTTCGGCGACTTGGAATTCTGGCGGTCGCGCTCGCGATCGCCATGACTTGCTCACCTGTCGCCTGGGGAGCTCCGGTCTGTGATCCGTTCGTCGTGTTCTTCCTGTCCAAATCGACAACGCTGTCCGCAGAGGCCAAGTTCGTCATTTCCCAAGTTCCAGCCGTGCTTGCGGAGCGGCCAGGACACGTCCAGATCGAGGGCCATTCCGATGGATCGGAGGGTGAGGATTTAACTCTTTCCGAGCGGAGGGCGGACGCCGTCAAAGACGAGTTGATCCGTTTGGGGGTAGAGACAGACGCCATTGAGGCCAAAGGTTACGGGTTCGCCCAGCCTTCGAAGGAAACGGCGTCCGGCACGCCCGAGCCCGTGAACAGCAGAGTCGTCATTTTGGTGCCCTGCGCAAAGGAGCCGCAGGCCATCGTTCCCGACGCTTTAAAAAAACCGCCATGCACCAGACGGACGCGCCGAGGTTTCCAGGCTTGCTAGACGCGTTCGGAGGGAAAGGTAAAGTTCGACATCAATTCCTGTCGATGGCTAAGAGTTGAAGCTACCCGATTGTGTGCCGCAAGTCCGATTAACGCCAAAATCCGTTCTTTCACGCCGTGGCCCGTGAATGTCCGGGCTTGCCTGGAAGCGGACATCGACCGCGAGGCACATTTTCGTCACAGCACTGCGATTCATAATCGCGGCTTCCCGTTTACGCAGAATTCGCGACGATCGACATTGTCAAGAAGAGGGACCGGCGTGCGGGGCTAATTTGCAGCGGTTGGCTCACGTCGGAGTTGTTCATGCGGAATTTCGTCTCGGCCTTCTTGTGTAACGAGTCCGGAGGGACGGCTATCGAGTATGGCCTGATCGCGGCCCTCATTGCCGTTACGATCATTGCGGCGGTCACGAGCCTTGGAACCACGGTTCAGAGCACGTTCGCCAGCGTCGCCGCGGCGCTCTAAGCGGTTGTCGCATTTATTGGCAGCTTCGGACTCTCAGCGGTAGGCGGGATTCTCCTTCTCATGCAAGGAGCATCGAACCTTGCTAGAGCGAAATATGATCTAAATGATCAACCGATTCAGTTCTCCGGTATTGTCAATCTCGTAGGCTAAGCGCTCGGATTCATCGTAGCGACGATATTTGTCATCAGAGTCGTTTGAGACAGCGAGCTCGCCTCTCTAGACCCTTGAACTGACGTGAACACCCAACGGCAAGCGGCATCTTGACGATCTGCATACGATAGGCCATTACGGATCCGACTGTCTTAAAACGAACACACTTGCTGGGTATCGTTTCATCGCTCCGTTGTGCTTTTCGAGGGGAACTGGGACAGCGGGATTTTTCTTCATCAGTGTACGGGGCAGTTTCACAAGATATAGGCGTGTAACTGGTGTCGTCGCGCTCTCAACTTTTCGTGGGCGCGTGAGCGGCGCCGCGCGCCCATGAGCGCAATGAATGGGAATTGGTCTTTCGGGGGTAGAAATGGCACAAAAGAAACAGGGTAAAGCGAAAGCAAAGCCGCACGCTGACAGACAGGTAAAGCTTGGCGGCCTGAAGGATCCACTCAAAACAGAGCTAAAGACACGATCGCTCAAAGCCAGTCTGTTTGACGGAAAGCCTGCGGCGGGACCACTGATTATCTTCTTTAGGTTGCAGGATACCTCCGCCGTGACGGTCTCTATCCGCCTCACAAATGCGAACAATTCCGCGACATCACTCTTTCGGCTAACGGACATTTCTGATCCGGGCGAACACGAAGACATTCCAGGGGAGAGCCAAGATCAGTCGGACGGAAATGTGTTCAATGTTCCGCCTGAAAAACTTCAGACACAGTCCGGTAGATGTACCCTGATGCTTGATTTTCTTCCGGTCTCGCCAAGCAAGGGCGCGGTGACGTTGTCCGTGGCCGCAAATCAAAACGGAGTCTCACGGCCAGCATTCGATAAACAGGGGAAACCGTTGCCCAACGGACCAAACGGAGCGCCTGCCGGGGATGTTGATGTGGCCACGCCCGCGCACTGCGTGATCGTCCTGCTTCCTTAACCGCTGAGCCTGGGGTCGATTATGCCTGTTAGAACACGCTGTTTAGCCGGAGCTTTACTCATCGTCTTTGGATGCGCCTCGGCAGCGGAAGCTGCGGACCAATCCGATCCGGTAGTGTTGTTCAATCATGATCCCACGAACAAAGATATTTTCACGTTCGACTTCAGTGTTCCCGCGTCTCCGGCTTTGCAGTTGGTGGGCCTAAAGCAGGACGCAGGCTCTACCGTGAACAGCTTAAAGCCCTTCATTCTTTCCTTGCCTAGCCTTGTGGACACGGGCGGTAGCCAGCAGTCGGCGGCGCTTGATCTTTCACCAGCCTGGATCTTGGGCCTGGGCGGGGCACAGTCCACAGGTTCTTACTTTTCCAGCGGCACCGTAGTTGGCGGCAAAGGCCCCCAAAAAGCGGCTGACCCGGGCGGCGAGTGGTTCCGGATAGCTTTCAGGACGCACTTGAGCACAGCTGTCTATAGGGGCGATGAGGGAGGCGGAAAACCATCCAAAGCCAAGGATTCCCGGGTCGCCGTCGGCCTCAGCACGTCTCTGCTGGATTCAAGCGACCCGCTCGTTGCGAGAGCAATCAACGAGAACGAATCGAAGTGGTTCAAGTGCTTGCGAGACAAAAAAGAGTTGATACCTCCAGTTGCTACTGAGGAGCAAGATGAGGCTTCTCGTCTTGAGGCTGCATTTTTTGGTCCGAATTTTCCTGACCAAAAGCCAACGCGAGATTTGCCCACGGATAAAGATTTTGCTGACGCGGAGAAGTTTCTTGTTCAGATAGGCCGCTTGACAGCTACCGACCAGATGCAGCGCGCGACGATGACAAAAGATAATCGTTTCACCGCCGATAGAAAGGATATAGATGCCGTCTTTGTGGGAGAGAAGCAGTTGAAGCCTGACCCAGCGGCTTTGCAGGTGATCTCCGATTGCTCCCAGGAAGCCAGCGATATAGCGCAACACAATCCGGCCCTGGATCTAGGGTTGGGTGTTGTGTGGGACGGGAAGCCGGGCAAAGTCTCTGGCTTAGCAGACGCCGCTTTTGCCTTTTGGGCATCCGGGCGATATCCCCTGCAACTTCCGAATACGGACATGCCGTGCCAGGGCACAATGGGAAAGCCCAGATCCGAATTGGCGTGCTGGATGCTTGGTGGAGCACTTCGCTATAGCAATGGAGAGTTTGTGGCAACGGGGAATGACACGACTCCGAAGTTTCAGGCAAACACGCTCAATACTTGGTTGGGCATAGAACGTGTTGACAAAAGTTCCCGGTTGGCCATTTCGGGCGGGTACACCGAAGACAGTGCGCGTCATAGCGGCGATACGGCATTTTCGAAGTCGGGATTTCGTTGGCTCGCTTCAGGCTCAATTGCCTTGAGCCAATTGTCGCCTTTATTCGACGGTGTTTGGCTGGTGGGGAGCTATGGAACCGCTCGTGGAAGCGTTACTTCACTGGACGACAAAGTCTTTACGCTGACTCTGAATTTTACCGCGCCGAAGAGCGCCAGCCTATTCGGTAGCGGCGGATGAATCTTACACGACCGGCGCACCGGTCATAGCTTCGCGGCGGGCGTCGTTGACGACCTTCATCCGGTCGGTCTCGGCCTTGTAAGCGTCGATCTGAAGCCGGTGGGCATCGAGCGCGCGGTCGTTCTTGAGCGCCTGGAGCTCGGTTTGCGCCGCCGCGAAAGATTTTTGCAATAGCAGCAGCTGCTTCTGCTGTTCGGCGTTTGCGGTATTGGGCGCGGCGCCTTTTGCCGCTCCGCCTTGCAGCGCCGTCGCCTGCATGGCTTGCAGGCGCTTCGCGATCTCGTCCGCGCCCGGCCAGTCGAGGTTCTTGGCGATCAGATCGCCGATGACGGGCGCCACCGCCGGATAGGCGCGCATCATCTCCAGCATCTGGTTCGCCGCTTCCTCGCGGCGCGTGGTGTAGGAGGGCCCCGTCTCGACGGTGAGATCGTATTTGCCGACTCCCAGATCATAGAGGCGGGTCAAAGGCTGGCCCTGCGCGTCGAGTACCGGCTGACCGTTAGGCCCCATGACCGAAACCGGCCGGCCGAGCTGAACACTCGATGCCGTCCCGTCCTGGCCGAGCACGCGGACGATGCGCTCGCCCGAGTAAACCTTCGGGATCAGGTCGATGAGAATCCGCCCGGCGTGCTCGATCGCTCTGCTGAGGTTGTCGATGAAGTGGAACGTCGACACATCGCCTTCGCGCTGGCGAGCGAGGATCGCACGCCCGCTCGTCTCGTTCGAACGCGCGCCGAGGGAAGCGTCGTACATGCCGATGATCGACTTGATGTCGTCGGACGCGTTCAGCGCCTCCTGAAGAGCGCCCGCGGGCACGCCGGCAAAGGCTTGCCGCTGCGGCGGGATCTGGCCGTCATATTCGATATAGGCGTGGGTGTCGGTGTTCGCAGTCTCCCATTTCGCCTGGTCGGTGACGAAAGCGCCTTTGGGTCCGATGAACGGCGCCTTGGGCGCGAGCGCGACGAGCTCGGTCGTGGTGGTGCGCCAATAGTTGAACATCTGCTGCGGATCGCGGGCATCGCGGATGAGCGAGCGCAGATAGCGCTTGCCCTCGACCATGACGTCCTCGCCGTAGACGGGCACGATGGGGATGTATTTTCCCTTCCAGACATTCGTCTCGAGGATTTCGGCGCCGGTCATCAGCCGCTGGGTGATCTTGTAGCCTATGGTCTCGCGCTCGCCGACAACGCCGATGCCGCCGGCGATCAGGAAAGACTGGTTGGCGAGGAAGACGTCCTCCGCCATCACGGTCTGATCGGAGAGAAGCAGGAGATTGCGCTTCACCGCCTCGCGCGACCACCATTCAGCGACGAGAATCTCCTTGTCCTCGAGCCAGGGCGCTTCGAGCTTTGCGTAGCCGAGATTTTCCCAGTCGACTTCTTCCGCGCCCTTGTAACGGGCGCGGAATTGCGTGCGCGGCATCCGGTCGACGACGAAGGCCGTGTTCCAGTCGGCGGAGTCGGCGCCGTTGCTGTACGGATCGCCATACACCGAGAACGGATTGACGACCGCGTCGATGACGAGATCGAGATCGGAGCTGTCGTCGCAGGCGTAGCGGGTGCCGATGCGGAAGTAGCCGAAGCCGCCGGACGCGGAGGCTTCAAGAGCCGTGTCGTAAGCGACATCGGCCTTGGACGTCACCTCGATGTTGCGGATCAGACCGTTGTAGATCTCCGCCGTCGCGGGATCGGCTTTGGAGTCGGCGGGGTGAACCTTGATGCTGGGCTTGTTCTGGCGCGCGTCATTAACCACCTGCCGGATGAAAGCCGGGAGCTTGTTGATCGTGAGGCACGGGCGGCCTTCCTTCTCGCGGCTGCGGCGGATGTTGGCCGGCCATTGCTCGCCCAGGCGCGCAAAGCGGATGTCGTCGAGCGCGCGCTCGCGATTCTCCGATTCGCGCTCGGCAATGAGCTCGAAGGCGTCTTTGGCGTCTTTAAGGAGATCATCGTCTGTAGTCATAGGGTATCCTTTCCGAGTGCGGCACTCGGGCGTGCAAGCTTTTGCGTCATGTTGAAGCAGTTTTGGAGGAGCGAGATTCGCTCAACCTCCGACGTCAATCTGCATGGGAATTCCGAACATCTCGATCTTTGGCCTCAACGCCTCGATTTCATAGGGCCGAAATATCGGGTAAACATAAACTTCGCCGGGTTGTGGATAGTAAGATCCAAAATTGATGCCGAAGATCTCCCCTGTCTCGGCTACCAGCACAAAGGCCCTTGGGTAATCAGCGTTGAAATTTCCCATGAGAATCCCAAGCCGCATGGAATAATTGGATATCCCGTTTTTGTTGAAGTCGGACAACCGCTCGGCGACCGCGGTTCTGATGCTGTCCAGCATGCGTTCCTTGAGCGGCGTATCGGGATCGAAACGTGGCGTACAATCCGACGGAGCCGTCAACGTAACGACTTCGACACCGTTGCGAAACACTCTGCTCCGATCGAACAACTCATCGTCGGCCGGCGCAAATCCGAGGTGATATTGCAGATGCAAAGCAATCGTCGTCCGGCCGTCGTAAGTAAAAACCTCAAGAAAGCTCGCTGTACGCGGCCCATTTGGGGAGCGCTCGAAGTCTTCAATCCAAGCGAACGCCCTGTCGCCGTCTTTTCGAATGCTCATGGACAGCGTACGACCGCCCAAGACCGCGCCATCCCCCCAGTAATTGTCGAAGCAGGCATAGCGCTGAATCGCATCGATCGCTTGGATGGTCGTGATTTCTGCTGCTGCGGGCGCAGCTCGCATTGTCAAGACGGCTACGCAGATGGGTATCGCAGCTAGAAGATCACATATCACAGGGGTTCGCGGTTTCACCGAGGAGGTCCGTAGAAAGTAAATGAGCCGAGCTTTTCACGGCTCGTCAGCCTACCCGCCCTAACCTGGTTGGTAAAGAAACCGCGCGGCAACGAGCCGGAATGAAAGAATGTCGCACCATCGACGGGGTCCAGAGTCTCGCCGTTGACGATACCCTCAGCGACGCTATTGGCCAGGGCGTACGCCCGCGCTTCGTCGCCAGTCAGGATTGCAGGATTGGCTGCACGGTTCCAAAGATTATTGGTGACCGCATTGAATTGATTCGGCTGATAGATCACTCCAGCAAGTGTGTCCGGAAAACCTCTCTCGCCGATTCTGTTGACAGCCGTCCACCCGATACCTTCAAAGGCGTGAGGCTCTTTATAGTTGTTTGCTCCCTCAGCGAAAATCAAACGAGCGAGCAGAGCGGCATCATCCCGTTGCGGTAAATAGCCCTTTCCGTTCAGCCCACCCGTTCTCGGTGCGACGCGGCCGGGTAGCGCAACAGGAACTACCGGTGCGGTCGCAGGCGCTTGCGCAAGGCGCGTACCCGAATAGGCGTCTCCACTGTCGAAGCGAGATTGCGTGTTCTCCGATGCGCCAGGCAGGGTTCCCAACAAATGCTGGGCCAGAATCCGCCCAAGCGCGAGACGCTGAGCATCGGGTGAGCCGTCGAGCTGCGGTAAATTGGAACGAAGGGTCAGCAGGGGACTCAATTGGCTAGTGGGCACCCATCGTACGTTGCCATTGTCGTCGAGAATCGGAAGGCGCGTGCCGCCGGCGCTTAAATCCTCAAGCAAGGGGCTAGCTGACCAGCCACCGGGGGAAGAAAACTCGCGGTTTTCGCCTGTCACATCCCCGTAACCGGGAGCGCGTTGAGGTTGAGGGTAGCGATAATCGCTCATGAAATCCTCATATCGATTGAACGTGGTGAAATTTGGGAAAGTCTCGGGCCCAGAGGTGACGCAGCAATCGCGCAACCTCCGTTGTTCGGGCACGTCGCTAATTTCTATGATGCTGCGCCGGCATAGCCGGGAGTAACGGGGGGCACAGCTTAGCCTCACCTGCTCGCGAATGAGGTTGTCGCGGGACGCCTATGCCATCCAACCACCAATTCCGCGAGGGTCGTGCAGGCGGCGGATCGGTTTGATGATCGCGAAACGCCGCATCATCCATGCATAGCGGGAGGCGCAAATAAGATCGTCGGCGTTCTTGACGATCCGGCCGCCCTCGCGGTGATAAAGACGGAATTCGCCGAACCACGCGCCGCAGGTGCTGAACACCTTCCAGCGCCCGGTTTGCATCCGCTCGAGCATCTCGAGAAGGCCGGCTTCGACGCTCGCCCCGCCGTCCTCGAAGGTCGCGTGGGCAGGCAACAGCGAGAGACCGTGCAGCGCATAGGCGCGCGCGAGCTCCTCGCCCGAGTGCTTGTCATGCTGCAAGCCGTCATGCGGCCAGGCGCAGGGAATCCACTCGCCCCAGGGCTTGATCGATGCCGCATGCGTGTGCGGCGTCGCTTCCCGCTCGCGGTACTCCTTGCAGACATAGAACACGTCCGCATCCCGATCCCAGGCGCAATTGACAGCGGCGAAGGGATGGTCCCAGCCGAAATCGAGCCCGTTCAGTTGCGGCCAATGAACCGGGATCGGGAACGGGTCGACGCGAAGCTTCTCCTCCTCGACCGGAAACACGCGGCCGGAACCGAGCACGGGAATCCCTTTGGCGCGGGCCTCGCGTTCGTGCGGCAGGTAGGCGGCGACGATTTTCTTGCGCTGCTCGGGCGTGTAGTGCTCCGCCTCGTCGATGGTCATGAAGGTGACGTGGCGGGCCATGGCAGTGGAGTTGTTCCGTGTATGAAAAACACCGGGTGTTAGTTGCGAAACAATGCAAGAACGCTAAGCTAGGCATTGCGACTCATATTCCTGGCGTCCCAACGCGGCAGACAGCCGAAAGGCATCCAGTTGCGGGGACCGCTAAGAGGACCGAGTTCGATTTCTTTCACGGCGTATACGCTTGGGCTGTAACCGGCCCACCGGTGGGCTTCACCGAAAGGGGAAACCCATGATCCGGGTTACAATAACGGTGGACCTCGCCACACTAGCCAAATTGCTATTGGCTGTGGCGCTTCTGCTGAACTAACGAGGCCGGGGAGCGGTAGCGCGCTTCCCGGTTTTCGTTTTAGGTGTAGCCACCCGCTCGCGCTTAGAGCGGGGCTGTGGGGGGCGTCTTTAGAAGCTTCACAAGCAACGCATCCCGGCGCTGCTCTTCAATCCGCGAGGTTCGCATGCGTGATAACAACCCTCAGACTATCCAAGAAATGGGCGACGAATTCATGCGCTTTCTCGGAATGTGTATCACGGAATGGGCTCAGATTGAGGAGGAGCTTTTCGAGTCCTGCCAT